CTGAGCCATGGCCTGCTGTTCTTCCGGCGTCAGTTCGGTGGCGTCCGGGTCGCGCTGGCCGTTGATGGCGCGGATACGCTTCACCATTTCGTCGCGGTTCGGCACGTCCATGCTCTCGACAACCAGATCCAGCATCACCAGCGCAACCTGCGGCGGCATCTTCATCATCATGTCGGTCAGCTGCTCCAGCGCAGCCTCGCGCATCGTCGCGCGCCAGTCGCTCTCGCTAATCACGAAGTCGGCCTTGGTGCGGGTGATGTCGTTCTCAGGCAGGCCATCGTTCATCGTGATGAATTCCGGCGTTCCGCGCTCGTTCGTGATGCGGAATTCCTTCTGCGCGCTCACAAACTGCTCGATCAGCGACAGTTCGATCTCACCATGCATCTGCACTGCCAGCCGCAAGTTGTCGAACAGTTTATTCGTAGATACGCTGCCTTGGTCTTGCCGTGCCTTTACAGCGACACCGCTTGTCGCATTCGTGCTGCGGCCGAGCAGTTCATCGGTCACGCCGCCGACCTGCTGGATCATCGAAATGTTGCGGCTCATCAGATCAAGGTGGGCCGGCGCCAATTCTCGGTCGACGTTGATTTCGAAGCGCTTGCCAGCGTTGATTTCGATAATCGCATCTGGGCGTGCAATCTCTTCCGCCAGTTCGTCGATCGTCATCGTTTCGCTGTCGATGGCGCCCTTGTCCATGATTACTTTGTTGGTAGACAGGATATAGAGCGCCTTGCTTGCGCGCTTGTTGATGTCGTCCTGAATGTCGCGCAGGCCACGGATCACGCCGTATGGTAGGCCATCGCGTCCACGGCGGTACGCCCAGATCGGGATGAACTTGAAACGGTTATGCTTGTACGGGCTGACATCATCGAACAGCATGCCGTTGACCGTGATGATCGCCACGCGGGTCTGCATCATCACCTTCGTGACGGTGGTGCTCTCGCCGGACTCGATGCTTTGCTTGTGGCGTGGGTCTTTCTCGTCGAAGACCTGGCCATTGAACGGGCCGCCTCGGATCTTCGCCACATTGGCCGGTTCCCGATACCACGCTTCGATCAAACGCAGGCGCCGGCGCTTGTGCAGCGATACCGTCGTCAGGTGGCCATTCAGTTCGCGGTCGGCCTCGGCGTAGTCCATGGCGTTGTCGCCGTCCATCAGCGCGGTGGAACCGTACACGCCCACATCGGTGAAAGCTTGACGCACGGCATCAGCACGGTCTGGGAACAGCGCCAGCGCGATATCCTCGTCCACCCAGCGCGAGCGGAACTGGTATCGCATGTCACTGCCATCAATCTCGGTGCTGGCCGAATCCCACAGCATGTTGCGCCACGACTCGTACCGGTCATAGATCGGCTCTCCGTCGTCCTCGTCCTGCACGCCGCACTCGATCCAGCCGATGCCGACCTTGGCAGCATCTTCGAACGCGCGCGACCGGTGGAAGCTGGTGCGGTTCACGTCCGACAGGTACTTCATGTATTTGGTCTTGCTCTCTGCCTGCTTGGCGTCTTCCTTGCCGCGCGGCAGGATCTTGAAGTCGGTGCGCCCGCGCTTCTCCGAACCTATGATCCAGTTCAGGGTCTGGGCGATCACGTTGTAGACGATCGGCGCCTGCCCGCGCGCCTTTATCTCGGCCGAGTCCTCTGCCGACCACTGGATATGGTCGTAATAGTCTTCATCCGTCGCCTGTTGCGCACGGTTTTCAGCCTGACGGTCAAGTTCCTGCCGGTAGTAGCTGATCAGAATGCCATGCCGCTGCATAGCACGGTCGCCGTCGAGCTCGTGGCCAGCGTCCTCTGCCGGCGGTTGCTGATCCTGCGTCTGCAGACGATCTTCCGGGGAACCCTTCTTCGTCCGCGTCAGTCCTTCATCTTGTAGATCGAACACTGGTTCCCCCAATCAATTAATTTGCGTCATGCCTGCGGTGTAGGCGTGTAATCCATGATCTCGATGCTGCGCTTCTGGCCGTCCACCGTCACGCTGCCATCGGCCACGATGATGCTGGTCGTCGGGCTGTTCGGCATACTCAGCAGGTCGCCCAGATGGTCATGGATCAGGCCGCCGATCTTTGCTGCGTTCGACAGACAGTCGTCCATGCCAAGTATTTTCAGAATGTAGCCGGTGATCCCTGCCAGATATTGAGGCGAATTGTACTTGTAAGCCGCGCTCAACGCTATCACGCAAGGCTTGAACCCTGTTGTTCGATAGCGCGGGATCAGGACAAGCGCCGGTTCTTCCTTCTCCTGATCTTCGTTCAGAACCCACGTTCCATATATTGATACGTCACCAATATGGCGAACGAAGTGGTTGCGGGTTAGGTCGATGGCCGGGCGGCGGTTTGGGTCTAGCATGTGAAATCCTTTAAGTTGTGCGCCAGCTGGATCGCGTGCGCTTGCGGGTACTGATGGAAGTGTTCAGGAATCCTTGGGCGAACCCGCGGAAGGCATCGCTGCCGTTGCTGGCCTTATCGTGCCGTGGCTCGTCCTTCCATACGCCCAGCCGTGCGTCCCATTCCTTACGGTAATTCTCCAGATGGATCAGCCCTTCGCTGCAATCCTTCTCGTCGAACCAGCAGCTGCCGAACACGTCGCGCACCATCTGGATGCCGGTCTGCACGCGGTCGATGCGCTCCACGATCTCGATGTTGCGCAGTCCCAAGTCTTCAAGCATCTGCTTCGGCGTCCAGTTCTGCACCGTGCCGAGCCGCTTCGTATCACCGTCATGCGGCAGGTAATGCCGGCCCCAGACGTAGCCGAGCCCTTGCATATAGTTCACGTAATGGCTGAACGTCTCGCCGCTGTTCTCGTAGTAGCGGATGAAGCGGTTCTGCATGCCGATGCGCTGGTGGAACCAGATTGCCATTTCATCATTCAGGCCGATGTCCCAGAACGTGTTGACCGGTATGGACTTCTCCCACGGCACCACCGTGATGCGGCCCTGCTTGCGCGCCAGCGCCATTTCCGCAACGTAGTAGGTTCCCTCGGTTGACTTCTGGAACGCTTCCTCTGGCGTGCTCGGATACTCCTGCCACATGCGTTCCGGCTTGCTTTTGAAGTCGGCGTTGCGGGTTGCCACGTACCATGCGCGCTTCTCAGGCGGGATAGCCTGACCGATCTTGGCTTCCAGTGCATCGAAATACTCGTGATCCTTGTCCGTGATCAGCACGCTGTCCGGATTCATTTCGTACTCTGGCGCCGCCCACCATGCGAAGAAGTGCAGGCGGTAGTCGCGCTCGTTGAGCACCTTGCCTGCCTGCTGCTGGCCCAGTGCGGTCTGCGTCAACTCGTAGAAGTCGCCTTCGCGCCCCTCTGCAGTGCTCTCGATCACCAGAATGCCACCATCTAGCGGAACAGCCGGGATGGAACCGGTCATCACCTCCGCGGCCTTCTTGGGCGATTCAGCGCATATTTTCCCGAACTCGGATATGTGCAGGCGGTGTAGCGTTCCGGAGCGCATCGATGTGCCGACACGAACCGAACTGTTGTTGTGGGCGAACAGTAGCTCGCTGGCACTGTCGCGCGCCAGTGGCATCGCCTCGCGCAGCGCCGGCGGAAGGTTGTCGTAAGCGAACTTCACCTTGTCGCGGAAGATGACTTCGGCCGCCTCGCGGTTCTGGGCGATGATGCCGCACCGCACGTTCTCGTTGAACAGCGCGTGGTCGAGCCAGATGATGGCGATCAGCGTGGTGAACCCAAGCTGGCGGGCCTTGAGGATGAGATTGCGCCCCCATAGCCGTTTTATGAAGCGGCGCTGCGCACGGTTCGGCTTGAACGGGATGACAAGGCTTTCGGCGCTCTCGCCGTCCGACACCTTCGTCTTGACGATGATCTTGTACAGCGCGCCGGAGCAGATGCGCCACATCGGATCAGCCAGGTTCTTGGCCAATTGATCGAAGGCTTCCTGCTCGGCCGGCGACATAGCGCTCATTCGTCGGCACTGTCCTGCACGATCGCCAGACCGGTGTTACCTACCTGCTTGAGTAGATCGCCCAGCGCGTTCGGAGGCGCTTCGGAGTCATCGCGGATACTGAATGCTTGCCGCTCCAGACCGATCAGCGTCTTGAGAGCATTGGTCAGATTTACAACTGTACTCGCATGAGTCGGAAGCGCAACGGCGCGCATCATAGCCGATCGGCGCTTGCCATCCTTGTCTAGCGCTGTTTCGTCCCAGATTGCGGATTCGATTTCCTCACGCTTTCCAGCCGCGCTGGTTATCTGCTCAGTCAGCAGGTCGACAAGCTCCGTCTGGCGGGTAATGCGCGTGCGATGGCCTCTTACAACCTGCACAATGGTCGCAGCAGCCGTTTCAACGATCTCCCGTTCGGTTTGCAAGTTCGCAGCCGCGAACTCAGCGCGAACCAGTTCGTTGCGAACCTTCTCGGCAACCTTAGCGGAAAGGTCGCGCTCCCATCCTGAAGCCGTCGCCTTCTTTCGGATTGCGGTATCGGATACGCCTTGCGCTTTTGCTATCTCACGAATGGAAAGCATACCGGCGCGGTAATCCCGCTCGATGGCTTCCCAGTCGATTTTTACTGGCTTTGCCGGTTGTTCTGATGCGCTGTCGGATGCCACGATATCGATCCTGATGGTTAAGTGCTTGCGTGCTTGGCAGGCAGCGTGCCAAGGGATTAGGCACAGTTGCGCTGTAGTATGGATTGCGAACCAATGGTATCACAAGCTAAACAGGACAATATATTAATGGCGTATGGCGGAAATGGTGGGATTCGAACCCACGATCAAGGCTCTCGCCCCAATGACTGCTTTCAAAGCAGTTGCTTTTAACCACTCGGCCACATTTCCCTTCTATCTATTTTACTCCTGTTGATCTGGTGATGGTGCGGCGGCTAGCATTGCATCCCATATTGCCGATGCACTTGCGCCGTTCTGCGCTCCGCCCGCATATGCGTTTTCGTCTCTCAGGAATGCTGCGAACAGCATTTCCTCAGTCGGCTCCACCGGCACAAGCGCCCAGCCTTCCGGTATAGCAACGCCTGCCGATAGCTTGGCGCGTGCCGCCAGCCCACGAATAGCCGCCTCAATCTCCACCATGTGCTTGCTGTCGATGTCATCCCGATCAATCGCGGAAGAATAGACGCGGTGCATCTGCGCTCTGACCATTCCCATTATGTCGAGGAAGGTTGGATCATCCACCGCCACAGTGGGCGCGGCCTTGAACTGCTGACACGCAACCATTCGTGCAGGTAGTGGCTCAACGCCTGCCGGTATTGCCAGCGGTATTTCATGCTGACCAGTGCCGTTGCACATGAAGCATGGCTTTGACACAGTGGTCGCGGTAGCGGCAAGGGCTGCACGTAGTTCGGTGATTTCGGCAATCATGTGCTTGACGCTTCCGGGACGCACATTGTGGTTTCCGGTTCGCTCCTGCCACGTTTTTATGTTGGCGCTCATTCTGTTCCTTCAATAAATTCTTGCTTTGTCATAAAGCCGAGGTGGCACACCGAGATAAGGGCGGCGCCATCACGGACTCCGGCAGCTGCATTGGCCTCACGCATGCGCTTTAGAGTGATGCGCTTGTCTGGATAGCCAATGTAGACGCTGGCATTTGCTGTTGATCCGTTATCAATGGCTTTGCCGATGAATGAGAATGCGAACCAGTGGGATTTTCCGGTGCTCATTTCGCCTCCTTAGCACTGGCTGCGATGGCGGCGTTCCAACCTACCAGAACAAGTTCTTGCGGCGATGCTCCATCAGATGCGCTTGTTGATGCACTGCGAACCAATGCGCGCAGTTGATCGCCTGTAGGAGCTACCCGCGCGGCATCAGCCTGCTTTACGCTGTCACGGATAGCTTGGCACTCGGCCATAAATTCCATAAACCGTTCCGCTCCTTCATTGTTGATGCTGAAAGAGACTGGCGGCTTACCGTCCTCAAGATCAAAATTCATAATTGGCATTTCATTCCCCCTAATCAGTTATCTCAACGGTGTAATCCATTAGTGCGGCGTAGGCGCGAGGATCAATTGCATCCTTGTATTTGCTAGCCAATTCTTTTATGTATTCCTCTTTCGCTGTTTTATATGCGACGAAAGCCTGCTCAGGTGTTTGGTGCGATCCGAGAGGAAAACACTTCTGCCCTCTGCTCATACTTGCTCTAAATGGTCGCAGTCTTTGCCCGGAAACCATTCGCACACCGATAGGGAGGTCGCCTCTGTTCTTGCGATGCCTTATTAGCGCGCTGTTAATTTCGTGTGGCAAGAAAACACAGTAGCGAGCGCTATAGACTCGGTTTCCTTTGCTCAATAGGTCTTTGTCTAGCTGGAACCCAGTACTGAATCCGATCTGAAGCACTGCCCATGCTGCAAATGACTGAAAGCTATGGAATTCTTCGGAAACGGTGCAACCGACATAGCCGGGGTAATTCTTCGTGTCCTTGTAGCAGCGAGCGCGCATGTGCTGCCAGCATTCATATTCACGGCTGTTTTTTACTTTTCTATCCTTGTTAGTTTTGAACTCTCCGCTATCGCGGTACATTGGATCATTCATACCGCACCCGTTTTGTTGAGGGCGCGAATGGCGTCTGCACAATACTGCGCACGCTCAGGGCATTCCGGCTCACTTGACTGCGCATCGCAAACCTCCGCCGCCTCATCAACCCCTGCTGCGCGGCACAGGCGACCGTATTCGCGCATCTGGTCGGCGGTGTAGGCTGCATGCCCCTTTCCATCGATGTGCGTATCAGTCGAAACGGCGGCATCAGGCAGCACCGGAAACTCACCATCGGGCGGCTGGGATGGCTTGGCCCAGTCAGGAGCATTACGCCATGGGTCGATGCTGGCCTTCAATTGCTCAATGCGCAGCAGTAGAACATCTGGCGAAATCCAGCCGGTGTTTGTACACCCGAGCGCTTCCTGCAAGCGCAGAACCGTTTCACCGTGATCAAGTTCAGCATCCTGCTCAGCTGGCACTGTGGCGGGCTGCTGGGTGTGGGCGGGAGCGTAATAGTCGATCATGCCCAGCACGATGTTGACCTTATCGTTATCCAGACCATCAACGCCATGCAGCACATCGGCGCGCAAGGCTTCCCACGCGTGCAGGTCGCTCGCCGCTACTGGCGCTGCTTGGGCGCGCAACGCCGCTTCCTGCTTGCGGATCAGTGCGATCAGTTCCACGAACTGCGCGCTGTACGGCCCCATGTCGCTGTGCTTGGCGTGAGCCTCTAATTTGTCGAGATCCATATTTCCTTTCGTTATGCCTTGCGGCGTGTTTTCTGTGCTGGTTGCTGGCGCATTGCCAGATAGAGCTCGTACTGGGCCTGCTCCAGACGTTCGGAGATCAGCTTGTGCGCCATGCTGCCTTGCTGGTTCAGGATCAGGATCGTTTGCAGATCCTCCTGATAGCCAACGATGTCGGCGCGCAGGCCCATGATGCGGAACCAGCGGTTCACGCGGCCGATGACGCTTGCAAGGAACGCGGGAATCATTTCGCCACCTCGATAGCTGCGATCACGTCGTTGGCAACGCGGCGCGCGTCGGACAGCGCAGCTTCACCGACTGCTGGCTGGGCGAGGATATGCCGGGCCATCACTTCCGCGCCCTTGCGCAGCTGCTCCAGTTCGATCAGCGCCATGGCGTGCTCGATGCTTTGTTGGGTGGCTGCGCTCATGGGTTTGCCCTTTCAACCGCTCCGACCAGCGCCATGCCCACCAGCACCACAACCACTGCCGTGATGATCGGCTCGTTTTCGATCAGCCAGCCAACTACGCGAAGTTTCCGGCTTCCCTGCGTTTTGATCTTTTGCATGATTTTCTCCAGTATTCGCCGCGCCCGTGCGCCGCATGAATCAATTATCGTCGATGCAATGCAGTTTTGATAATTGATTGTTACTATTGGGAATGGCGGTAGTCGATAGGTATAGGCTATTAGAACGCCGGACGGCTGCGGTAGCTTTCCCACTTGAACGGGATGAACACGGCGCGCTCGCGCAGCCTGTCCATGATTCTCGGCCCAAGAAACTCAGCAAACTCTCGGCCATCAAGGTTTGTCAGCAATATCGTTGGGCGAAGATCAGCGTAGCGCCGGTCAAGCACATCGAACAGGATGATCTGCTCATCCTCAGTTCCGCGCTGCATGCCGACTTCATCAATAACCAGAAGATCGATGCCAGTGCTTAGGAGCGACAGAACCTCGTCCTCCGACTGGTCACTGTCACGGCGCCAAGTGGCCCGCACGCGGCGAATGATGTCTGCTGCGCGGGAGTACATGGCCGTGCCGCGCGACATCACCTGCTGCGCCGCAGCGATAGCAAGATGGCTTTTCCCAGTACCACGATCGCCGCCCAGCACCAAAAATGTGCCGTCCTTGATGTGCTCGCTCCAGAAGTTCGCAGCGAAGTCCCGAACGATGCGCTGCGCCTCGACCATTTCAGGCGTGAAAGTCTCGTAGGAATCAAACGTGCGGTCACGGAACGCGGCCGGTATGCCAGCTGCCTTCATCTTGCTTTCCAGACGGGCCTGCCGCTTTTCCTCGTCCTTGCGCTTCGCTTCGGCTTCTTCCGCGTCACGCTCTGCGCGCTTGCATGCCGAGCATCCGAACCACATGATCCCGCGCCCCATCAGCGAACCACCCATTTCTTTGTGCTCGCCATGCTTTGCGCAATTCGACTGGCGGTAGTGCGTCTCCGCCTTGATTTCAGTTCTCTCCAGACCCATCACAGTTTCCTTCGCATTTGATTAAAAATGTCGTCATCGGCCCCAGGCGTGAAGCTGGAATTGATCGACGGCCTGCCGTTCTGCTTTGCTTGCGGCGCCGAGCCTATTGGCCATGGCTCCGCATACTGCTTGCTGGTTCCGAAGAAGCGAACCGCCTGCATCACGTACTCTGTTCCCAGCTTCCCTGTGGCCTTCAGATGTGCCGCATAGCGCTCAACACCTGCTTGCATGTCTGCAACGGCCTCGCCCTCGCGTTTGCGGGCGCTCCAGTGCTTAAACGCGTCCTTCTTGGGGTTTCCCCCATGGCGTGCAGGATAAGCCGCCCATGCGCGCTCAAAATCGTCCGGGTACTCAGGCTTTGCAGTGCTTGCCTGATCTTCGCTCATAGCCGTAAGCAAAGACTCGCTTGCTCCCGGCGCGGATGCGCCAATAGGTTCTTGTATTTGGTTATGGTTATTGGTTATTGGTTCTTGGTTAGCTTTCGATCCGGTTTCATCTGGGTTCCCAGAAATAACCTGATTGGAACCCACGGATAACCCGCTGGGTTTTTCTTGGTTATTTTTGATCGGCCTACCACCCTTTTTCCCATTGTTTTTGGCAGTTTCAGCTTTGGCTCTGTACGCTGCAATTTCTTCATCGCAACGAACATGGTGATAGCCAGTAGGGCGCAACTCAAATTTGAGCAACAGAATCGCAGCGACTAGCTCCTTATCCTCATCGCTGCGAACTCCCATCATCTTGTAGATTGCTACCAGATCATCTGGGAACGGCCCTTCTGTATCGTAGTAGACATCGATCATGTCACGGTAGACCCACCGTTCTTGGCGTGTCATGTTGAACGTTCCAGAGCGGAAATCACCAATGTGGTGAGGGTAGTAGTTCATAATCCGGCTCGCTTTCTTTGCCGTTCCATATATTTCCCTTAGGTATTCTTTTCATCTGGCGAACGCCGTGATGCGCAACCAAAATACTTCCTGAAGAAGCCGGTTAGTAAGGCCGGCAGAGCGAATTCCGAGCAGAGGAACAGAGTTCGCTCATGTCGCTTCAGGAAATATTCTGGATGGTCATTCTTGCCGTCTGCTTTCGTGGTACTGGATTACTAGCCCAGCGATTCAATTGTATCCCAGAATACACTGTACTCTGGGAATTATTTCCGATTTACTTCATGCTGCCGACCAATCCGGCGCAGCATATACCGCTGCCCATGGCGATACGCCGGGCGCGAACTCAATGCGCATGCCCAGAGCTTCAGCGATGTGGTGCTCAAGCGTTGCTCCGCGCGAGCGATACCAGCCTGGCAGCATCGAAATCGCATGGCAGTCCATCAGCTGCTTGATGTCGGCGCGCATGCACTTCTTCCAGTGCTCTGCGAGCTCGGCCGGCGCCATCACTGCGTCAGGATCTTCGTCGTTGATCTCAGCAGGGTTGATGACTTCGTAGCCCAGCGCGCGCAGGCGGGCGGCCTCTGCATGGAAGGCTGGGAAGTTCAGATGCGGCAGATTGCTCATCGGGCCACACACGTACCAGACCTGTTTTGTTGCATTTTTCATAGCTTCCTCTGTTTGTGTTTTTGTCATTGTGGTGCGTTAATCGAACCAGACAGCGCACGAAGACGTGCATCAATCCGGGCTCCGATCCATCGAACGTTTGGTACTGCCCAGCTATTGCCCAGCGCCTTGTACATCGGCCCGTCAGCCATCGGCTTACCGCGCACCAGAACTTGCGATAGGTAATCGTCTGGGAAGCCCTGCAGGCGGGCGCATTCGGTGGGAGTAAGGCGGCGGACTGCCATACCAACCTGCAGCATTGGCGTTCCCTGCCCCGGTTTTCCTCCGCCAGTTGATAGCGCTCCGGTGCGCTGGCCATCGCCTCCTTCATAGCGCAGTTCAGCGCGACTATTCTCTGCAAAAGCTGCCACAATCGGCTGACCTCTACCCGTGCCGTCTTCACTTGCATCGAATCCTTCAGCCTTGAGGGTGTGGGTGATGTCGCCGGTGATGCAGACGGCCAGTTGTCCGCCAGCATTCGCATGGCTACCCTGATGACCCATAGCGCGCATTGTCGGAGCCAATTCAACCGTGGCGTCACCGCCGTGGTATTTGCAGCTGAAGGCGACGGCCTGCGCCTGCGGGCTGGATGATCCAAGTGCGCCGAATACTTCGGTGCTGCTCACGCAGTCCTGACGGCTGTCGAAGGCTATAGGGCTGGCAAATTCAGCGCCAGAGCTATGCGGGTCAATACCATGCTCATATTCGTAATCTAAAACGCGCTCCCAGTATTCATTCGTGTCTTCACCGGGAAGTTGATCTCGGTAATCGCCATATCGCACCGGCGCCAACACATGCGCCTTGTCGCCGCCGCCACCACTGGCACGCAAGCAACCTGCAATCTCGTCGCCGAGTTCTGCGGTAGCGCCACCTTCACGTCCACGCAAAGCGACCGAGTAGGCAATCATGTGGCCGTCCGTTTGGTGTCCGGGTGACAGCGTCTGCGCCCCACCACGACTGGAACGTGCCATCAGTGGTGGTACTGGCCCATCTATCGTTCCATCG